CGTACAGGTAAGTCCCGCCTTGCGGCTTGGGCTTTGATTGTAAATGCCTTGCAAGTTAAGTCGGGCCATGTGTTTTACATAGCACCCACGCAGGGTCAGGCCCGTGACATTATGTGGCAGACTTTGATGGAGTTAGCACACCCAGTCATTAAGACTAGCCACATCAATAATCTACAGATCACTTTGATAAATGGTGCTACTATATCCTTAAAAGGAGCAGACCGCCCGGAGACAATGCGTGGAGTAAGCCTCAAGTTTCTCGTCATGGATGAGTACGCGGATATGAAACCACAGGTTTGGGAACAGATATTACGTCCTGCTTTAGCAGATCAGAAGGGTTCTGCTATGTTCGTAGGAACCCCAATGGGCCGTAACCACTTCTACGAGCTATACCAGTACGCCTGTAAAGGGGAAGACCCTACATTCTCTGGTTACCACTTCACATCCTACGATAACCCCTTGCTTGACCCAGAAGAAATCAACATGGCTAAGAAATCCATGTCCAGCTACGCCTTTAGGCAAGAGTTTATGGCTTCATTTGAGGCTATGGGGTCAGCTATCTTCAAAGAGGAGTGGATTGAGGTAGGGGATAAGGAACCAGAGGACGGTGAGTACCACATATCCATCGATATGGCTGGTTTTGAGGAGGTTGGTAAGTCTAAGAGCAAGAACTGTAGGCTAGATAACACAGCTATCTCTGTTGTTAAGGTAAATGAGCAGGGTTGGTACGTTAAAGAGATCATATACGGTAGGTGGACGTTCGATAAGACAGCCGAACAGATATTTGAGACGGTTGCTAAGTACGATGCTATCTCCGTAGGCATAGAGAAAGGTATATCAAGACAAGCAATCATGTCACCGTTGACTGATATGATGAAACGTAGAGGTAAGTTCTTCCGTATTGAGGAGTTAACCCACGGTAACAGAAAGAAGACTGACCGCATTGTGGCATCCCTACAGGGTAGGTTTGAACATGGGCAAATTACCATAGAACAAGGCGAGTGGAACATAGAGTTCCTAGACCAACTGTTTCAATTCCCAAACCCACAGGTACATGACGATCTTATTGACTCCCTATCCTACATAGACCAGTTGGCTAAGGTGTCTTATAACTATGACTACGAAGAAGATAACTTTGAAGTCTTTGATTTAACAGCCGGATACTAATTATGAGTGATAATATAGATAAGACAGAAACCCTAGAAGGCTTTGTAATGGGTAAGGCTGACGCATGGCGTGACCACTACGAGTCAAACTATGCGGAAAGGTTTGATGAGTACTATCGACTATGGCGGGGTATCTGGGACAAGAGCGACAGTATGCGTAACTCTGAGCGTTCTCGTCTTATCTCCCCTGCAACCCAACAAGCTGTTGAATCCTCAGTAGCTGAGATTGAGGAAGCTACATTTGGTAGGGGTGAGTTCTTTGATATTCGAGATGACCTACAAGACCCAGATAGTAGGGACGTTGAGTTCCTAAGAAAGCAACTTACAGAGGATATGCGGATAGCACGTGTACGTAGCTCTGTGTCTGAGTGCTTAATCAACGCAGCTGTATTCGGTACGGGTATTGGTGAGCTAGTCCTGGAAGAAGTGCCTGAGCTACGCCCTGCTACGCAACCACAACCCGGTATGGAGGGTAACGTAACAGCTATTGGGGTTATGCGTAGTGATCGTATCTTAGTTAAGATAGACCCTATCATGCCTCAGAACTTCCTTATCGACCCCCTAGCCACATCTATTGATGATGCACTGGGTGTAGCTATTGATAAGATGGTGCCAGAACACGTTGTTAAGATGGGTATCGATGACGGTATCTACATGGACGTTGACTTCTCATGTACTCAAAGTGACCCTGACTTAGAGGATGCTAGTAAGATCAACATGCCCAATGAGTCTGGCATGGTTCGCTTAACCAAGTACTACGGACTAGTACCTACTGACACATTGCGTGAATCTCTCTTTGTTGATATTGAGGATGAAGATGAACCAGTAGAAGTAGATGCCTTAGTGGATGATGAAGACACAAGCAGCTACACAGAAGTGATTGTTGTTATTGCCAACGGTGAGACTATACTCAAGGTTGAGAAGAACCCCTACATGAAGGGTGACCGACCAGTAGTTGCATTCTCTTGGGATATTGTACCCTCACGCTTCTGGGGTCGTGGTATCTGTGAGAAAGCATACAACTCTCAGAAGGCCCTAGATACAGAGCTAAGAGCAAGGGTAGATGCCCTAGCCCTAACAGTACACCCTATGATGGCAGTGGACGCTAGTAGGATGCCACGAGGTGCTAAGTTAGATATACGCCCGGGTAAGACTATCCTTACTAACGGTAACCCAGCAGAGATACTACAACCATTTAACTTTGGTGCTATCAGTCAGGTTACGTTCTCACAGGCAGCACAGCTACAACAGATGGTACAGCAGTCTACAGGGGCTATAGACTCAGCTGGTATCCCAGCATCCATTAACGGAGAAGGGACAGCAGCGGGCATCTCAATGGGTCTGGGGGCTATCATCAAGCGTCATAAGCGTACGTTGATTAACTTCCAAGAGAACTTCCTCATCCCTATGATTGAGAAGTCAGCTTGTCGCTATATGCAGTTCGTACCAGAGTTATACCCTGTTAAGGATTATAAGTTTGTTGTTACCTCTACCTTGGGTATCATTGCCCGTGAGTATGAAGTGACTCAGCTAGTACAGTTGTTGCAGACTATGCCCCAAGGCTCACCAATGTACAGCCAGCTTGTCCTAGCTGTTATTGACAGCATGGCACTGTCTAACCGTGATGAGTTCAAGGCAACCATAGAACAGATGAACCAGCCTAACCCAGAAGAGCAAGAAATGCAGAAGCTGTCACAACAACTACAGATGGCTACATCACAAGCCACCTTGGAGAACATCCAAGCACAGACAGCTGAAGTACAGTCACGCATTGAGCAGAACCTTGTTGAGACTAAACTGCTGCCTGTTGAAGAGGAGACTAGACGTATCTCTGCAATGGCTAAGGTTATGCCAACTAAGGACTTTGAGCAAATGGTTGAGTTCGCTAAATTGAAGCTCTCTGAGAAAGAGCTAGATGTTAAGGAAGAAATGGTTAAACTACAAATGTCAAACACTAATACATAACTTTGGGGAATGGGTATTGACGTACCTATTCCTTTATGTTATAATATAAGGGTAACTATGAATAAAGAACACCAAGACTATTACGAGAACTTCTTTGACTTATTTGCTATGGCTGGTTGGAAGCAGCTTGTGGAGGATTTAGAAAGCTCCGCAGGTGACATCAAGGTTAGAGACTTAGTTGACGCTAAAGCTCTACATATAGCCCAAGGCAAGTTAGACATCCTAGAACGGTTAGTATCATTCCAGGATAGAATACGTAATAGCTACGACCAGATTGTATTAGAGGAAGCATTAGGCGATGACTAATCGTATTTATGAGTTCTCTTGTGCAGGGGGCCACACAACATCTAGGTACATTGATGAAGAAGTCAGAGTATCTAGTTGTAAGGTTTGTGGTAAAGAGAGTACACGGATAACCTCTAGAGGCAACTTTGTCCTTAACAACACCTTTCCATCTGGTGATGCTAAGTGGCTTAGGCAGCATGAGAGCCGTGGTTTAAAGTAATACAACATTCCATAATACTTTTAAGTAAGTACGGAGATACGCATTAAATGACTAGACTTATAGACCCGCTTGAACAACAAGAAATCGACTTAGAAGAAAATGATGTACTGATTGACCTTAATGGTGATATTGATAAATCCGAAGCAAAGGAACCAGCTAAGGAAGCAGTAGAGCCAGAGCAAGAACCACCAGAAGTAAGCAACACCTTACCTGATAAGTATTCCGGTAAGTCTATGGAAGACGTTGTTACGATGCACCAAGAAGCTGAGAAGCTGGCTGGTCGTCAAGGTTCGGAGCTAGGTGAATTAAGAAAAGCTGTCGATGACTTACTCAAGACAAAGTTGAATGAGGCTAAAGCAGGAAATGAAGAAGTAGAAGATACGGGTGAAGAATTAGATTTTTTCAATGACCCCACTAATTCTGTTAACCGCGCAGTAGAAAACAGCGGTACAGTTAAGGAGATGAGAGAGCTTCTCAAGAAGCAAGGTCAGCAAGAAGTTATGCGGACACTCTCTACCGAACATCCAGACTACGTTGAAGTCATCCAAGACTCCAAGTTCGTAGATTGGATTAAGGCTTCGGCTGTACGTACTGAGTTACTACAACGTGCTGACAGCTACGACCTAAATGCAGCTCGTGAACTCCTTGGTAATTGGAAGGAGATTAAGGGCATCATTGATAAGACGGAAAGCATCAATGAGCAAGATCGTAAGCAACAGCGCAAAGCGGCCAGTACGGGTGGTAGAGGTTCTTCGGAACCAATGTCAAGAAAGATTTATCGACGCTCCGATCTAGTTAATTTAATGAAGACTAACCCTCAGAAGTATATGGACAATGTCGAAGAGTTTGACAGGGCGTATAAGGAGAAGAGGGTTAAGTAATCCAACTTAATCTTAAAGGTAATATATCATGGCACTAGGTACAGACCACGTCACCAATACCACCGCAGCAACATTCATTCCAGAGATTTGGAGTGATGAGATTGTAGCGGCATACCAAAGCAACTTGGTTCTTGCGAACTTAGTTAATAAAATGTCACACGTTGGTAAGAAAGGCGATACTATTCATATCCCTAAACCAACTCGTGGCTCTGCAACTGCTAAAGGTGCTGGCGCACAGGTTACCCTGATCGCTGCTACTGAGACAGATGTTGCCGTATCAATCAACAACCACTATGAGTACTCACGCCTCATTGAAGATATTACAAGTGTTCAAGCACAGCCTTCACTGCGCCGTTTCTATACTCAAGATGCTGGTTACTCCCTTGCTAAACAAGTAGATAATGACCTGTTCCAGTTGGGTAAATCTCTTGGTGATAGTGATGGAGCTGATTGGGTTCACAGTAATGCCTTCTACGTTGATGCAGCTAACGGCCTAGCCGCTTATGCTATTGATACTGTAGCTGATACTGACCTGTTCACTGACCTTGGTTTCCGTGATGCGATTCAGCAACTGGATGATAATGATACCCCTATGGACGGACGTTTCATTGTAATCCCACCTGCTGCTCGTAACACTATCATGGGCATTGACCGTTATGTATCTTCTGACTTCACCGCTAACCGTGGTGTTCAGAATGGTAAGATCGGTGAACTGTACGGTGTAGATGTTTATGTATCAAGCAACTGCCCCATCATTGAAACTGCTGCTGACAACGTAGCTGGTGGAGATGTTCGTGGAGCAATTTGTGGACATAAGGATGCCTTTGTACTTGCTGAACAGCTGGGTGTTCGTACTCAGACTCAATACAAGCAAGAGTACTTGGGTGATTTGATGACTGCTGATACCATCTACGGTGTTAAAGTTGTTCGTCCTGAATCAGCTGTTGTAATTGCAATCCCAGGTTAATACCTGTAAGTAATAAAATGGGGAAAGCCTTAACGGGTGAGTACCCATTCCTACTTCCTTCTTTATATTATTATTATTATACAGGTGAATAGATGGCAATTTATAGAGGGGTTGGAGGTTCAGGGGACGCGAGTAACGATGCTTCCGTAAACCAAATAGCAGATCTAGCTAACCAAGCAGCAGCTTCAGCAGCTGCCGCCTTAGCATCAGAGAACGCCGCTGCTGCTGATGAAGTACTTACCAACCAAGACACTATAGATACAGCCGCAGACTTAGTATTAACCAATGCTGACGTAGTACTCACACACGCAGATGTAGTCCTCACAGCTGCTGATGCTGCATCCACAGCCGCTGATGTACTCCTTACCAATGCAGACGTAGTAACAACCAACGCTAACGCTGCAACAACCACACAAGATGCTATAGATACCGCTGCGGATGCTGCTGCCACCGCTGCTGACTTAGTGCAAACCAATTTAGATCAGATAGCTACAACTGCTGATGCTGCATCTACGGCTGCTGATGCCCTAGCAACGGCTGCTGATAAAGTAGCTACCAACGCTGATGTTGTTCTTACTCATGCAGATGTGGTTCTTACTAACGCTGATGCTGCTGCAACGGCTTTAGCTTTAGATGAGTTTACAGATACTTACTTAGGGGCTAAAGCATCTGCACCAACCTTAGATAATGATGGTAACGCCCTCATTGACGGTGCGTTATACTTTGATACCACAACAAATGGCTTAAAAGTATATGACTTAGGTAATACTGTTTGGGTAGGCATCGCTAATTATATCCACCCAGACCACACAGGCGATGTTACATCTACAGGGGACGGTGCTACAGTCATTGCTAATGATGCTGTAACTTACGCCAAGCTTCAGAATATATCAGCTACAGCTAGAGTACTAGGCAGAAATACAGCAGGTGCTGGAGACGCTGAGGAGATTACAGAAGCTCAGTTTAAAACCTTATTTAACCTAGAG